AGTTCCAAAACCAGCAAAATAAACTAATGATTGAGTAGATGTTCCTCCAGCAGAAACAAAGGATCCAGTTGAACCTAATCCAACTTTTATAGAAGATACACCAATATGATTATTATCTATTTTAGCAACATATAAAGATGGAAAATCTGAAAGAGGTATTTGAGTACCAATAGCAACATTATTAGAAGCAGTTATAATTCTTATAGAAGTTCCAGTATTTGTATGATATGTGACTTCATCACCAGTCTGTAATTTATGATTTGGTAGATATATTGCTTGTGCTGGTATAAAGATTGTAGAAATTCCAGCACCAGGATTTTCAAATGTTATAGTACTACCAGATCCTACTACAGTACCAGCAGCACCAACAGGAGTAGCACTACCAATACCAATTGCTTCTTTTGGATAGAAATAATATTCAGTATTAACTTTAGGACTATATGAAGTAGTTACTCCTGTTTTAAAAGTAAATTTTCTAGGAATATCTTTTATAACTGTTGTTGCGGTATGAGATAGTCCTGTTTGTGATTTTAAATCTCTTAAAACTCTAACTCTAGAATTAATCGTATCTACATTTAAAACTTTAACTTCTTCATCACCAAAGAAACCTGTTGTTAAAATACCTGCTAAACGTAAACGATCATTTTCTTTTATTGCAGGATATGATAAATTTCCTTTTACTGAAAGATACGTAACAATACCAGTAACTCCTTCAGTTCCAATTGCAACCGCTAAAGAAAGTTCATTCGTATTAATACCAACATTATAAGAACCTTCAAGTAGAGAAGTTGTTGTTGTTAATCCAGAAATTGTTAAAACTGTATTGTTTATAATACCATGACTAGTTGTTGCTATTCCAATAAATTCACCTTTAACACCAGATGGATATAATTCAACATCATCCAATTGAACAGCATTAATACTAATTGTTGATATTCCTGGTCCAGCAACCCTTGAAACTCTAGCAGCAGCACTAAAGTTATTTGGAGTATCTTGCTCAAAAATTACTTTATCACCAACTTGATATTTTGTTCCTCCAGTAATAATACCAACTGCATCTATACCACTCTTTTCAGCAAATTTAATAATAGAATCTTGAGTACTATAAGTATATGGTTCTTGTACATAATCATATCCACTATTTTCTTTATCTAAAGCATAAGGATATGTGTTTCTAATCCAATTTGTATCGTTTAAATTTACATCATCTTGGTTAGATAATCTTTCATAATTAAACTTCTCAGGTGCAGCATTAAAGTTTTCACCAATTAGATATGGGAATGCTGGTTTCTTATAGTCTACAAAAGGTCCAGTACCTTCTATATCCGCTTCAAATGTTGCAAAGTATGCATAAGTACCATTTGGATATTCTGGAGTTACACAGAACCTTCCATTATTTTCATCAAGAATACCATCATCTGTTGAATATGTCCATTTGAAATCATCAACAAAAAACTCTTCTGGGAATACTGTAGTTGGAGGTCTATTTGCTCTTGCTCCTGCATTCTCTGCATATCCAGATTTCATCTGGGTGATTGTACCACCAGTTCTTGTCGTATAAGCATATGGACCATAAATTGGATGCCCATCATATGCCCATCCAATAATAGGAGAGTGTTTATCCTGACCTATTTCTTGATTATTTTTAAGTGTTAAATCTTTCTTACCATATAAAATATCTCCATCAGATCCAGATGTGTAAAGAATCTTTCTTAAACTTCTAGGAGCATATCCATAAGAACACTGTAAATCAAATTCTCTATTTGTTGGTATATCAATAAAGATATCATCATTAAGTAAGTTGGCAAAATTTCTCTTAAAGTTATTAACTCTCCATTCTTGTACTTTTGGTCTAAAGTTTGCTCTCTTTCCTGATACTTCTGCTTTAACTGTTGTAGTAGATACACCATATCCAATTCCACCTTTATTAACTTTTACAGAAACTATATTACCATCTGCATTAAGTTCTGGAACTAATACTGCTCCTGTTCCTACACCAGAAACCACCATATTTGGTGGTGTATTATAATCTGTACCACCAAGACTGACGCTAACATCTACAATAGATCCATTATGAACTACTGGACTTAAATAAGCACCTCTACCTTGATTTAAAGTAATCTCAGGATTTCTCTCAAAATTAAGTACTTCTGATGCACCATATCCTACACCATTTTCTGTTAAATGGATTGAAGTTATTTGACCTCGTACAATTGGTTGTGCAACACATTGGAAAGTATCACCCTCTATAGAGTTTATTCCAACTGTTCCTGTTACTGATACGCTAATAGGTTGATAATTGAAACTATGAGTTCCTATACCTGTAGATCTTAGATTTGCCCATTGTGAAGTTTTAAAATAAAAATCTTTGACAGTAGTTCCTACACCAACATTCGCTAATTTAAAGGAATCTTTATCTATAACTTTAACATAATAATCTAAGGATGTATCAAGACCATCTATAGAAGTTCCATCTGCAGTATATTGAATAACTTCTAGATCTTTATAATCATGATCAGGAAGATGTATAATATTCAATGCAGTATCAACACCAACTGGTTGAAGGGTTCTCTTTTTATTCTCATATCCAGAACCAGGATTAGTAACCCAAATTGAACCTACTACTGCTTTACCTTTTAATGATTTTAAAGAATGATTTCCTTCACCATAATTCGTAAACCCAGTAGTACCAACACCAGCAACTGCACCATCAAAAGAAGTGTATAATTTGAGATTTTTATTATCAATTACACCAACATAGTAAACTGCACCAGTAGAAAGTCCTGCTAATGATTTTTTTCCAAATGTATTATATTCTACTCTTTCACCAGTTCTAAATTTATGATAAGTAGTAAATCCAATAATAGATGTATCGATACCTATTTGAACTGCTGTAGATACTCCTGTAGCATCAAAAGTAACTTCATGAGGTGCGGTAATTATTTTTGCTTCAGCAGTTGCTCCTTCTCCATTTCCACCAGTAATTTTTACAATAGGAACATCAATAAAATCAAATCCTGAATTTAAGACTCTAATTTCATTAAAACTACCTTGAACTGCAACATATCCAGTCGCTCCAGAACCAACAGAATCGTTAATACCTAATATGGGTGGATTTATCACATCATAGTTTTCACCGCCCTTGTTGACCTCTACAGCGTCGATCTGGCCTGCATATACAGTGTCTCTGGACTTATAGTTAAGAACCTCTACACCATCAATAAGGATACCTGTATATCCAATAGGAGTCTCATGAACTTTCCCATCTTGAACTGGTGTGGAGATTTTTCTTAATAATTTTTGAGGTTGTATCTTTCTCTCATGATAATAATATTTTTCTATAGTATTATTATTAACTTCAATATAATCACCACCAGAAGCATCAACTGAAACAAAAATATTATTATAAATGTTTGGACGACTTTTTGCTAATTTTACAATATGGTCATCTATTCTTTTTACGAAATAAAGTCCTTCCTCAAATAATTGACTTTTAATCCATGTTTGAGTAATAATATTACCTGATGAATCAAGACTATCAACAGATCCCTTTTCTGGAGTATAATAAATCGCATCTCCAGTATAGAAGTTGTGGTCAATACCAGTTGTTAAAGTAATTTCTTCTTCTTCATTATTATACTTACCTGTAATTGTTACCTTTTGATCTCTAGGATTTAACTTCAATTTACCATGAGAAGGTAATGAGTTTGAAGCAACTAAAACAGATTCACCACCAACATAAACATTTTGAACATTGGCAATAAGTCTGTTTAAATCCCCATGTATATCAGAGTCAACTCTTGAAAAATCTCTACGACAATTAACAATAGCGGATGTAGTAGCAGGTATGCCCTCACCTCTAATTAAAACAGTAGTGTCATTATAAACATCCCTTACCTCATATTGATTATCTAATAGAACACCATTCTTATCATACAATCTTACATTATCACCAATTCTAAAAATATTGGGATCTTTAGTGCTTAATTCATATGTTGAGTTTATTGAGTCAATTAATTTTAAATCTTTTATATCATAGTTCTGAATTGTGTTAAAAATCCAATTATTTTGATTAAAACTTGTTCCAATATGTCCTAATGACTTAATTTTTATTCTCGCACCATCATTATAATAGCGGGTATCACTTGGAATTTGTAAATTATTTAATACTGACCTAATTTTTACCTTAATTCCATCAGTTGTTCCTGTACCAGCAGAATATGCATAGGTATCTTGGTCAATCCATGTCTTATCAGTAATAGATGATGCAATTGAAGTTGTATTAATACCCAAAAACTGGTTAAGAGTCTTATAAGAATAGGTTGCAATACCACCTTCACCATTTGCATAGACAAACGAGAGGGTTCCAGAGTTTGGAAATCCTAATGTTGAGTCTACATCGATGAAAGTTTGTGCAATTCCAACATCACCAACAATAATTGACTTGGAATGAGCAGAAAAATCACCATATAATAACTCTGTAGAACCGTCATTTTGGTTCCAAGAGGTGTCAAGACTAATTTTATAGAAAATATTGGTGTTAATTCCTACATTTATGGTCTCTACATGTGATACAGGAGCATATGCTTTCGCAATATTCTCAAATGGGTCTTGAAAAAGTGTTTTATTGATTAAATCTACAGGATCTCCTTCTACTGATTCAACAATTATGTCTCTTGTTTTCTTAAAATTAGCATTAGAAGGTGAAACTACGTAATCTATAGGTCTAACTAACTCAGCATCTTCATTAAAAAGTGCTTTAAAGAGGATTTTGAAAGATTCATCTGTTCCTCTTGTCGCATAAAAGTCTTTAGATTGCTTAATAAAGGTTGATTGATTTAAATCGTCATGTAAATCCTTCTGAAGTCCGTATAATAATTGATTTTTTATCTTTCTTAAGAATTCATCTAAGAATAAATTGCTTAAATTCTCTACTACAACCTCATCATCATGAGGAACAGCGATAGAAGTTTCAAAAATTAAATCTTCTGGTTCAGCAGAATTCTCAAAAGAGGTGATTCCACTAAATCCTCTACTACAATTAAGAAAATTTATATTAGTTTTACTCTCATAAGATATAATTTCATCACCAATCCGTATTAAACCGTTATTATCTGGAAATCCAACTGTATTTTCAACTCTAATAGTAGTATCTGTTTCTTCAATTCTTGATGTAAGTCTTGTAGTTTTGGTAAGATTGCTATTTTCGTTTAATTTAATATAAGAATCAATGTTATTGATTAAATCAATTGGTCCACCTTTATATTCTTGTCCTCTATAATAGGCACTTAAAAATTCCCCAACAAGTGGAAAATCTGCCTTAACGTATTCGGGCAGTTGATTTTTTACAATTTTATTAAGCTGGACTTTGTTTAGGGTCATTTGTTATCTTACAATGCTTCCTTGGTTATAACTTGGAGTAACGGTATAAGTTGACCCTGATGGATCGGCACCCGAAGTAATTTCATCAACAATCATATCAACATTACTTCTATCTAACTGTAGATATAAATCCTGTAATCCGATAACATCATTCGATTCTGGTATAGCAGAAATTTCCAAAATTTCAACGTTGTCTTTAGATTTACCTGATACTATATTTATTGGGTTTAAAGTGATGCGTCCTTTGAGATAGTCAATAACACCTATATTACGTCTTACAACATTAGCAGGTCCAGCATTTCCTGCTCCAGGTAAAGTAAATAATGAAAGTTTTCCTTTTTTCTTATCTGTATCTGGAACATCAAATAAGTATACGGTATCAACAATATCTAATACCTTAAAACCGCTAGATTTAATATTATATCCTTCCATTGAGGAAATATGAAACTGATTACCAAAATCAATCGCATATTCAGCAAATTGACCTGAAGCAATCCTCAAATCACGTCTTATTTGAATAGTAGTAATATTAGAAGAAATTGATTCATGACTTTGATCAATAATCTTCAAAAATTTACTATATTTAAACCTTGCACCATATTTGTTCAATTCTGAAGAATCTGCATACTTGTCAACGTTAGATTTTACTAAACTGGAGACTGCTGCAACATTTTTTGCCAAATTTACGTTATAATAGACATTACTATTAGTTTCAATAAACAAATACTTCAAATCAAGGATTTCTGGGACAATTCCAGCAACAGAGTACTTTTTAAGGTCTCTTTTGATATTTTCCTTAATAGCATTGGACACAAAATCACCAGTTCTTGGTTTTATGCTAATAAAGACCTTTCCATACTGTGGAGGAACTAAATCTTCACCTCCATAGACAGAAATTGACTCTGCTTCGGGATAAATCTTGTTTGGGATCAAAATTTCATAGTCATTTGCAGTTAATGCTCTATTTTGAGTTGAATATACCTGTGGAGCATACTTTTTAATAGATTCTGTACTTTCAATTGGTTGACCACCTTGAGAAGACTCATTTGCAGTCACCAAAGAGATCCCACTAGTAACATTTACAGTAGAATCATTGCGAGTATAGACTAATTTACCACTAAAGGCGAAATTTGATATTCCATTACCATCTTGACCGTTAGTTTTGATATAAGAGACATTAATTTGGTTACCATCCTGCAATGCTTTACCAAAAATACCATCTCCGAAGATTATTTCGTATTGTTCACCCTCAACTTCTTGAATAAAGTAAATTGGTGAGTCTTTTGTAATTGTTGCACCAGAATCTGGATTAAAAAGATCGTCTTGACGAGTATAGGTTAAAGAAACAGAAGAATTTGGACTTGGTTTTACGGAAACCTTAAGTGTTTCTAAATCTATACCAGTATTTGATAAAATAAACTTATCAAATGGGTTTCTGGACGAATATTCAAAAGATTGCTCAATAACTGTACCTTCATATACTTCTACATTGTCAAATTGTGCAACTCCGTCAACAACACTAGCAGATTTATCTTCAGTAATGCCGAAAATGAAGGATTGACCATTAAATTGCTTACTAGTAGCAACCACAGCACCCTTTTTAAGAACTATAGTGGGTGGTGCTGGTGAAACTGATGAAATATCACAGAAAAAGTTAATTGTTGCTTGTGCCGCCTTTTTTGACCGTGGTAGATATCCAATATTCCTTGCTAATGAGACAACATTCTCTCTTAATGTTGCACTATCGATAAAAACTTCATTAGATACCATATTGGCATTGTATGAAGTGATATATGTGTTATACGCTAAAACATTTAAGATTGTTGAGAGGTTAGAACCTTCAAAATCATAATCCGTAAAATCTGAATTGGATTTTAGGTAATCTTTAAGAGTAGTTTTAATCTGGTCAAAGTCAAGACCAGTAAAATTTAAAAGTGGCATTTATCTAGACGGTAGCAACACGAATTCTAATTGTTGAGGAGGAGTATCCGCACCTATTATTTGATATACGACAACAAGATCAAATTGATTATTGTCATAGTTGGGTATAGCTTCAACATTTATCAATTTAACTCTTGGTTCATGCATTCTTATCATATAATCAACATCATCTTGTATTTGAATAGCAGTTACTTCATCTATATTTTCAAATAGTAAAGCAGATGCTTCTGAACCAAAGTCTGGATCGAAAAATTTCTCTCCTTTTTGTGTAAATACAAGATTTTTTACAGAACGGGCAATTGCAGACTCATTTTTCAGACCAATTAAGTCATCATTAAGAGGATTACTCTTAAATGACATGGAAAGATCCTTAAAACCCTGCTTTACCCTCTCTAAAGGCATGAAAAAACACCAATTATTAGTTATTTATTACGAATTTTTACCTATATTCTGTAATGACCTCATATGATTCGATTTCACTGATGTTTCGGTCATCATCACCTGCTAATCGTTCGAAAAAATCATTCGAACTTTCCATTTTATCACTCTTTCTAGGTGTTTTTACGTCGTGAGAGATTTCACGTAGCATTTGTGCTTCTTCAATTGCCATTTTGACCTCCGTAAGGTGAGATTAAGGTAACAAAAAAGGATATCTGGTGTTAATTCCAAATATCCTAGTACATATTGACTATCACTTGTGTTTATTTAGACACCTTTTGTCTCATTTATTGCTTCCACAATAATATTCTTCAATTCTCGACGTTTTTTCTTACCGAGACCCGCCCGTGTGTCGATCTGAACCTTCAACCAATAGACAAATGCAAGAACTAGTATGAACTGAATGCCTTCGCCCCATGACATGTTCCATGCTTCATTCAAATCGAGACTCGCTGCTGCGAAGGTGTTGATTAAATTCATCTACCCTGACCTCTATACTTCTTCTTTGCTTCATTACGAGAGGTCGCTGCATATTTGGTATGTTTACCCGTTCCTTGACGAGTCTTTTTAGGACGTGTTTCAACGAATTCTGTAGAACCCCATTGTCCCGTTTTAGTTTTAACTGGCATAATGTTTAATTGTGTGGATTATAAAGGTTTAATAAGTATACTGCTAGAATAATACCTATGATGACTATAAGGACACCATAGGTGACTAGTGGAAGAATCATAATAAAGTTTCAAGTTTGTTATTAACGGATTGCTCCGTTGCTTGGATGCGATATGAGACCCCATCCCTTCGAGAAAGTTCGGTAAGGATCTCTGCGGAGAGATCCCATAACTCCTCTGTCTTCAACTGTTTGTTAATCTTAAATAACACGAGTTTTTTCGTGCCCTACACGAATACGAGGATCGCACCAAATCTCATAGTCTGCATCTTGTGCATCTAAACAGAACGATACGTCTTCACCGCACATATCCTGTACATCACCGCTTTCAAAGACTTGCATCTTAGGAGCAAACCAAGGATACTCAAGTGCTTCAAAAACTCCATTCTTAATAATCACCCAACCAAAACCAGTGTAATCACAAGTAAAAGGTTTTCTTCTTTTCGAGATGCTTTCGACGGTTTCGTGGTTCATAACTCCACCATTCTTACGGAAATCATCCTCTTCCAACCAATGAGCAACTGATGTAGTACTACCATCCTCTGTGGCATACCAACCTGCTGCTATTTGCTTTTCTTTATCAGGGTCTGTGCTGCCATCTTCGTTAACAGCATCTGCAGGAAGTGCCATGTCTGCTAACTGCCAGAACTTGTTAGTGTCAAAGACTATATCACTATCAATCCAGAGTTGATAATCATACTTAAGTTTACCATCCCAAGGAATCTGTTTTGGTCCACGTAATACATTTGCACCGAGTACCTTACAACGTGCAAAGTTTACCATTGATGAGTAGTCTTGTGATATCTGAATACTCATACCGTTCTGTACCATGTCAAAGCATAGTTGAACGAAATTCTTTAGAAAGATATAAGAGCAACCTCTGCCTGGTAAACAGAAGACGATTGCTTTCCCTTTCCATCTTGCTTTGATTGCATCGATGTCCCACTCTGGGGCCTTTGTTTTGGGTGCAACCGTTTTTACTTTAAATCCTTTAGCCATACTGTGTAGCTCGCTTCATTTATTATAATTCAAATCTATGTATATGTCAATACTCAATACGAATGTTCTTCATCTACTGGTAGTAACTTCCCTGGCCCACCAAGACCAACTTTAGGGGCAAGTCTCTCATATGATAAGTCTTCCTGATTATAATCACTACTAATAAGGTCAACCATAACATGTAGTAGTTGCCATTTCTCTTCGAACTCCTCTTTGTTTAGACTATGGTA